CTACCTCACCACGGTTTCATACGGCAGCGTGTTGAACCCGCCGAAGTTTTCGACATTTCTCCGCGCCGCGCATGCGTTGAAAGTGCGCGCGCAGCCCTTCTCAATCACAAACGTGTCGCCGCTGGCCGGCGCGACCGGCAGCGCCGCGCAGATCAATTCCCCGCTATAACTCTCGCGCACCGTGCGCGTGACGTTCCGCAACGCCGCCGTGGCCGTGCCGCCCGCGAACGTGATCTGCCCGTCCTGCCACCAATTCCGTGATCCTGCGTAGCCCGACACGCGCGAAAACAGGGAGAAGCGCAGCGTGTCCGACCAGCGCGTGCGCACGCAAATCCGCCAATACCGGTTCGCGGACGCCTTCGGTATGAGCACGTCAAAGAGTGGGCCTATAATCGCGGGCAATTCATAGTGGCTCTCCAGGACCCATTTCGTGGGATCATTGAGATCGGCGGGAACACTGGCGCCGGGATTGGAAAAGAATTGGATCAATCGCGGCAGTTGCTCCAGGTCCGTGTTCGAGTCATTGCGGCCGCGCACCTGCCACAATTTCGGCGCGGGCGGGCTGGCGCCGAGATCGAATTGAATCCACGGCTTCAGCGTGCCGTTGGCGAGGCCCGCTTGCGCGTCCGGAATTTGCCAATAACCCTCCGTGTTGACGCCCCAATCGGCTGAATTGTTGAACTGCCAGTAACCGCCCGAAGTGTTCGTGCTCTTGACCTGTGGCGCGGTGAATTGCTGAATCGTGCTCAACGTCACATTGCTTCCGCTGCTGGTGACGTGCAACCGCGGGCCGCCCGGTGTCGCGGACAGGAAATAAGGATTGCCTGCCGAATTGGCGGCGACGTAGTAGGTCGTGCCCGCCGTGAGACCGCCGGGCATGGTCGTTGCCGCGAAGGTCACCGCCGTCCCGGCGGGCAGGGTGGTTCCCGAACTCAAATAAAAAAAGCCGTAATTCACGTTGAAAAACCACGTCACCGGCGCGTTGGTCAGCGAGGTCAAATCGCTCGAGGCAGTGATGGCGCTGTCAGCCAGCGCGGCAATCAGGTCCGTCCCGTAACCTCCGCTCGCGCCGGTGTCTTCGGTCAGATCGGCGGATTTGATGTCCGTCGCGCTGCTGCCGCTGCCCACGGTGCAAGTTTTGTAGTGGCCCGTCAGGTACCGTACCAGCGTGCACTGGTCGTCGAACATCGTGAAGCGGCAGTTCGCGTGCATGTTCTCGCGCGGCGCGCTCACGTTGAACGCGCCCAGGTCGTTGGAGCAGGTGAACTGCAACTGCTCGAGCGTGATTTTAGCGGTGTCCACGTTCCCGCTGAAAATCACCGCGCAATCCGCCGCCGTCGGGTTCGCCACGGTCGTGCTGACCTTTCGAATGACCACCGCCACCGCCTCCCAATCCACATCGGCCAGCATCCGCGCCCATTCGCCGGTCACATTGCTCGCGCCAATCACCACCTTGTCATTGCTGAATTTCGTCGAGCCGCGCGCGACCTGGCGTTTCATCGGCCAGAACGCGTACGCCGCCGCGCCGCCCTGCGTGCCGGCCGGCTCCGGCGATTGCGTGGGCGTGAAAAAATTCAACCCGCCCGACAGCGTGGTGAGGCGCAGGGTGGCAGTGTTGCCGAACGGCGTGTTGATCGCCGCCGGCAGGTAAAAATCATACAGCTCGCACCAGCCGGATTGTTCGGCGGCGGCTTGGCTCGTTATGGGAGTGGTCAAAGATTTCATTGTGATGAAATGATTATTTCCTAAATCGGACTGACGCTTGAAAATGACGAATTACGAAAGAATGACCCAATGCCTCTCGGTAATTCACGGAATTTTGTCCCGAAGGGACAGGATGAGAATAGCCCGGCGTTTCAACGCCGGGTCGCGGGCAATCAGCCAACGAGTCCCGAAGGGACGGCTGAAATGATAGGGCCAATGAGCCAGATTCAACCGTCCCTTCGGGACTCAAAACCTCTGGGATCCCTTCCCGGCGTTGAAACGCCGGGCTATTTTCGCAAAGTCCCTCCGGGACTGCTCTGCGCCACCGAAACCATGAATTTCTGTCAATGGCACGCGGAAACTTCCACCGCTCGCCGTTCGTCATTTGGGCACTGAGGCATTCTTTCGTCATTACGATTTAGGAATTAGGATTTTTCACGGAATAGCCGCCAGCCCATACTGGTACCCGAGCAAATTATGCAGCGCCTTGATTTGCGCCAGCGTCAATGCCGCCGGGAAAACAAGGATGTGCGCGAGATTGTGGTTCGCCATCCCATTCGATGGATTGCAAATCAGCGAACCGTCTGCTGCCGCGCCGAGGCTCAACGGTCCCGCGGCCAAAGACCGCGTATTCGTGTCACTCCCAACACCGGCGGCGTTCGCGTAAAGGGTGGCTGTGTTGGAAGATGCGGCCCACATAACCGCGATAGAACGGTACGCATCAGCCGCCGAATTCGCCTGGCCCGCGTGCGTCCACGTCTCCGCGCCACCAAGCCACGGTTCGTAATTATTTGCGCCGCTCAACGCGATTCCCAGCGCGCTGCCTGTCGCTTTTGTGCCCACCGCGAACAAAACCTGTTTGGTCGTCGCGGCGCTTTGCCGGACAATGGCAAAAAGCGTGCATGCCGGTTGCGACCCGCTTAATTCGATGATGTTGCCGGCCGTTTTCGCCAATTCCACTCCCGTGAAATTATACGTCTGGTATTGGGCGATCGCGCCGCCAAGATTAAGCGCCGAACCGGCCTGCCACGACGCCGGATAACGATGAAACGCCGCGTCGTACGCCGCCGCTTCCGTGTAAATCGTCCCGGCATGGCTCAGATAAAATTCCTGGTTCGCATCCAACCAGAGCGCGGGCGCGCCGCCCGCGGCGGTCGCGATTTCATCCCATTCCGGCAATGCGCGAATCGCCGCGACCTCGTCCATTTCCGTCTGCGTGTTGAACAGGACGCCGTTGTGCTCCTCCGGCAGCGGCTTGGCGAAGCGGACGCGGGCGTTTCCCGCGCGGTTCACGTTGTCGCGAAACCAAAACGCGTCGTACAACCCGCTGCGCTGGCTGTGAAACGAGCGCAGGAAACGGTATTCATCCAGCGTCAGCGGCGCGTGTTGCAGGACGAAATGCCGTTTGAAATTTTGCGCCGGATAGAGCAGCCGCGTGTTGGTTGAGCCGTCCTCAAACACGTCGCTCAACACGCGCGTGGAAGGCGTGACCTTCAATTGCTCAATCAGGCCGAGAGGGTAAAGAACGTTGGTCATATTGATTTAGGATTTAGTCATTCGGCCGCCCGATCAGGTCACCAATCGTTTCGTCGCCTGGCTGATCGGCGTGTCGGTTTGCAAATGGACCGCCACAGCCACCAGCGATTGGTCCACCGAATTCTTAACCATCTCGCCCTCCAGACCCGGCGCGAGATTGATGTCAATTTGGATTTTTCCATTCCCGGATGAAGACGATGGCGGCGCTGATGAAGACGATGTCGGCAGCGCGGAGAAACCACCTTCCGCCATCAAGCGTGGTTGCGCGCCGTTGACCATGCGGCCCAGGCTTTCCTGGCTCAACAACGCCAGTTTTTCCGCCCCCACGTTGCCCAGCATCACCGGCGCGCCGTTCACGTGGCCAAGCTGTGGTTGCGCCATCACTGTCAAGACTTCGCGCCCCGCTTCCCCCGCCAAAACGTTGAACCGGGGCAGGTAAGTCGGTGAATCCACTTCCGCCACGCCTTGCAATCCCGCTGCCGCCAGCATCACTCCCGCCGCCGCGGCCGTGAACATTCCGCCCCGCGCCGCCGGCGAAACCGCCTGCCCGCCATCGCCGAACGATAGGACCGACTTCAACGTGTCCAGAATCACCAGTTGCAAAATCATCTGCGCGATCTGGTCTAAAAACGTCTTCGCAAATTCCTGGAACGCCTGCCCGGCGGATTTCGTTCCGTCAATAATGGACGTGAACGTGCGCGCCAGTCCGCCCGCCAATCGGGTTTCCGCCGTGTCGCCCAGACTGGTCAACTGGTCGTAAAGGTCCTGGCTCGCCTGTTTGCGCTGCTCCAGCAACGGCTGCATCTGCGCGGTTTGCTGCGCCTCGATATTGAGGATCGCGTCCTTGTTCGCCGCGGCCATGTCCTGGTCCGATTGGTAGTAAGCCTGCAAATCCTGCTGCTGAACGGCAAGACTCGCGGCCAATCCCGATCCCGGACCGTCGCCCGCCAACAGATCATTGAGCGGATTGCCCGCATCGCCGCCCTGGCCGGAAGCGCCCAATGCCTGCTGGATCGCCGCCATGGTCTTCAACGCGCTCTGCGCCTGCTGGTCCAATTGCGCGAAAGCCTGCTGGTTCTTTTCGGTCTGCTGTTGCAGGCCCTGCAGGTCTGTCACCGCCTGCTGCGCTCCGTCGCCGGTTTTCGTCAGCTCAACGCTGTAATTGATTTTGTGGTCAGCCATTTGTTTCCTGGTTCAAAGTTTGAGGTTCAAAATTCAAAGTTGTGGGGCGCTTACATTGATCGAACCGCCATCCTCCTTCTAATCCTTTCCAAACTTGGCGGCTCCCATTCATCTGGGTTTTTGGATTCCGGTTCAAGTTGGCCGCGGATTTCGCGTAGCTCATTTTCAAATTGTCCATAGACCTCCCTGACGCCGCTCCCGCTCAAGCCGGCGCAGGCGGCGATGACGACCCGCCGCAGGTCGTCGGTGATTTGTCGTTCCCGGGTGAGCCGATAATACAGCCGCAATTTGGGCAGGCTGAATTCCCTGGCTTCGGCGGCGTTAAATCCGGCGGCGACGAGGGCAAGTTCGGCGCGGAGGCCGTCGAAGCTGGTTGATGGTTGATTGCGGCCATGAGTTGATTGCCCAGCGCTTCCATTTTTTTTTGAAAGTCGCTGCCGAAGGTCAGCGTGAACGAGACTGCCTCAATCAGCGCGGCGCTATTCGGCGTGAGGCGGTTCAGAAACGTGTTGCGCGCGGCATCGTTCTCGCGTGGAAAACAAGCTGACACAACACTCGCCGCGTCCTTCGTGCGCGCCAGCTCCAGCGCGAGCTTTTGCGCCGCTCGATAATTCGGCGCGGTCAACTTGACGGTTTCCCGCCGGCCTGACCGGAAGACCACTTCGATTTCCTTGAAACCCGCGTCGTGATCGGCCGCAGTGACGAGTTCTTGAGATGCTACGGGTTGCGAATTTTGGTCCATAACTTTTTTCGTAAGGGTCCCGCAGCCAATGTTAAAAGAATTTCAACTGAAACTGGCTCCCTGGTGCGCCAGTAAGGTCCGCTTTCACAATATTGAACGCGGCTTGATAGACCCGGACGTTGTCGCGCGTGCCATAATTGAGCGACTTCAATTCCGTCACAAACGTGCCCGTGAATTTATTGCCGCTTTGTGTTCCCGTGGTGATAGACAGCGTTTTCGTGTTTGATGCCTTCCAATCCGCCCAGAACGGATTCGTTGCCTCCGCCACGCTTTCGGGGTCCATCGTCCCCTTGGGTTGAAAACCGTTGATGATGAAACCCGCGTTGCTGTCCGTGTCAATGGCGCTCTTGCGAAGCTTGAGATTGTTTCCCAGTTCAACCGCGACCTGGTTCACCACCGCGCCGTTATAGGAGCCGAGCGCAATCGCGGCGCTGTCGAACAACGGCGGCTTCGTCGCCAGGAACGAAAGCCCGGTGGTCGGAAACGCGTTGTCCGCGGGCGCGACATATTTGCCCATCACCGTGAACTCGATGTACGCCATCCTGCCCGCCTCCCAGGTGATCTTATCGAGGTTGACCTTCCCGCCGACCAGTTTGTGCAGCTTCAGCGCGGTGTACCAATATGCCGTCACGCTCGGACCCACCGACGTGACAATCTGCGGTTGATAAACCACAAGTCCGTTGCGCGCGCCGCCGGGACTTTCCGCCGTGTAAGCGGCGTTGAGATTCGCCGCCTGCAACAGACAGTCAATTTCCACCGCGTGCGCGCTCGACCCGGACGAAATGTCCGCCGCCGCGCCGTCGGTGCGGTTGCCGCGCAGCTCGTATTTAAATTTGAGCGCCACGTTCGGCATCGCATTGAATCCGGGAACTCTATCCAGGGAGCCATCCGTGAGCCTTCGCGTGATGGGCGTGGATAGCACCGCGTACGAGATGCTGTCGCCGACCGTTGGTATGAGATTCGCGCCAACCGTCGGGACCGCGTCGGTCCCGTAGCTCGATTCTGTTTTCACGGCCAGCAGGCCGAGTTCTGTGATTTCCATAGGTTTTATTTAATTTTCAGATTTTCAGGGTTAAGATTTTCAGATTCGGAGGCCGGTCTGAAAATTTGATAATGTGATAATTTTCAATCAGTAGGTTGTGTAGGGATCGCCCAGCACGCGCCGGTATTGGATTGTGTAAAGCACGAGCGAGCCGCCCAGCGGTTTGTTGACCTCGGTGAGAAACGGAACTTCCTCGCCGCCATCCACAATGCTCGCCAGGCCGCCGAGTTGATAATCCGTTTCCAGGATCTGCTGCACCTTGGGAACGAGCGCGTCCTTCGCCGCCCCGAGATCGCGCTGCTCCTGCGCCAGAATCTTCAGCCCGATGTCGAAATGGAACGTGCGCCCGCGATTGTCCTTGTTCATCAGCCGTTCCGGCCCGTCGTAGATTTGCAGCGCGTTCAACACCGCCGCCGTGGCCAGCAGATTGACCTCGCGCGTGATGCTCCGAAAATCTCCGCTCGTCTTCAGCGGCTCCAGGTCCGCCAGAATCCGCGACATGATTTGTTTTTTAATTGAGTCCATTGGTCGTATTCGGTTGTGGTTTCTTTCCGCGCCAGTGATTTCCCGCCCGGAACGGAGCGCGGGCTGCCCCGGCAATCCTGTCGCGCCTGTGAGCAACGCCACCCGCCGTCCCGCTCGATTTATTTTCCAGTCTGTTTTTCATAATGATGCATCGGTTGAAAATTGATTCGTCCCATTCCTCCCATTTCTCCTATTACTCTTATTTTCTTGTCGGCGCGCTCCTTCATTTTATTCCCGGCTCCTTCCACCAAAAATTTTATGGAAACTGGCCAATCTCCCGAAATCCAAAACTTGGCGCTCTCTTCCCGTTTTAAAAAAAGCTTCTCTCCGCGAAAAAATTTGATGGCCGGCTCTGAACCGATCATTCAATCCCGAACGCTCGTGAATTTGTTCGCGGCCGTGAAACTGGATTCCTCGCGCCGTTTTGTCGTGGGCGTCCGGCCTGACCTCGAAACCAACGCCGAGACGGGCAAGGTTTTTGACTTCCTTCAGTTGAATCGGGTGGGGACTTCGTAGCGACGCGCTCTGCCGCGTGTGCGTCGGGGCCAACAACTCGCCCTTGAGATCAGTTTCCGCGGTAGTTGTGGTTCCGGCATCAAGCTTCTCAAGCCCCTGTATTGCAAGCGCCCCGCCGTTTTCCTTAATGGCAATGGAAATCATATAATTTGCGGATTATTCAGTTTGGCCCTCGACCTTCGACTTTCGACCCTCGACCGATTTGTTCACATCACAAACCTTTCATATTTCTTGAGCGCCGCCTTCACGTTCGGCAGCAGATCGAGTTGTGGGAAATTCCTCAAGCTCCCGCCCTGCCCGCCCAGCGACACGATTCCGAGCTGGTTCCGCCGCTGATACCACCACGCCACCTGCTCGACGCACGATTGCTCCAGATCATCCGGCAGCGCGAGTTGCCCCGCGCCCGCCGCGAAGCCCGGCAGCACGTATCCGCCTGAATACGTGACCCGCGCCTGCTGCTGCCGCGCGCCCAGCGGTCCGGGCAGGGAGATGACGCACTCGTGCCGCACCAAAAAATCCACGTTCGTCTGCGCCTGCCAGCCGTCGGCCTCGCTGCTCTTGATTTCAAACAACGAGACGCTGCCTGCCGTGACTGGATAGCTCGGCACGCGAATTTCCGTTTCATCCGCCGCAAATTCATGCGTCGCGTTGATCGCCAGCGCGAAGTTGCGGTTGGTCTCCTGCTCGAATCGGGCCGACACCGCCAGAATGCCGTTCGCCAGGATTTGATCGTCCTTCGTGTCAAACGCTTCGATGCCCAGGCGCGCCTTCACGGTCGCTAATTGCGTAAGTTGCATTTTGTCCTCCTTAAATTTGTTTGCCTGAAATCATTCACGGCAGCACGGTCAGGTCTCGTATGTTCACCACGCTGCCGAAAGTCTGGATGCCGCAGGAGCCGGTCGTTTGATAAGTTGAATCGGACGTGGTGAACGTCACTCCGTTGATGGTGAACGAGAACACATTTCCGCGGGCCGTCAGGGTGAAAGGATATTCCGTCCCGGTGGACAGCGTGATCGCCGGCCCCTCGGCAATCAATGCCGGGGAGCCTGGGTCCTTGAAGAAGCGAAGATTTCCGTTCCCCGTGTCTGCCGTTAAAATGTAACCATGCCCGGCCCCATCAGACCGGAAAAGAATCCCCATCATCCGGCCCGAAACCAGCGTGAGATAGCCGGTGATGGTTCCGTCCAGGAAGGCCCACGGACAATCGTCAAAATTCCAGCCGTTATTCGACGTGTTGGAGTTGTCCGCGCAAATTTGCAGGATGTTTTTCGCCTTGATCAACCGGCCATCCGCGACCGTGCCGTTGCCCACCACCGTATATTCCGAGCACCACAACTGCGGGCCGGCGGTGACAACGGTGGTCCCGTCCGGTTTGTAAACCGCGCAGGAAAGCATGGTCCAGGAAGAGCCGTAGCTGTGGAAGCAAAGCCAGCCGTTGGTGGGGCAATTGGCGAAAAAGGTGTGCGAACGGTCCGTGACCAGGTGCGAGCCGTTTTGATTGTCCCAGACGTTGATGGTGGCGTTGCTGCCTGGCGCGTTGGTGTAATCAATCCGCACGCGATATTCGTGGGCGATGGTGATGCCCACGTTTCCCGTGTCGTCATTGTGCTCAGTCCCAGCGTTGTCCCGGTCCCGGATGTCCACTTGGCCATTGGAGGGATTGGGCATGACGAGCGTGGACCAATTGTTCGCGTTATTGTAGGCGACGCCGAAGCCGCCATGATCGAAGTTGGTGTTGGAGCCGGAGTCGTATTGCGCGTTGCACTTGATGACCGCGTCCACCACGCAGGGGCCGAGGTTCGTGCCAAAAACCACCCACGCACTGTCGCCCGCGGTCTTGGAGTCAATGGTGAAGCCAACGCGGTCCTGGCGCGCGAGGGAAGTCCCGCCGCTGTCGCTGGTGATCCCCGGTGAAAACAGATTAAGCCCGGAGAAGGAAAGCGGTTTCTGCTGCATGAAACCAAAGCCGGCGCTGAGGCCGCGCGGGCAACTGATCGCGGCGGCAAAGATTATCAGGGCCAATATTTTCAGATTCCGAATCTGAAAATCTGAAAATCTGAAAATTTGATAATTCATAGTTATTTGAGATTGAAGACCTGCGTCACCAGCACGTTGGTTCCGTATGGATCGGTCTGGCATGCGAACACGTCCATCGCGTTCGCGTTGGTCGTCGCCGCCCCAATCACGCCCGAGGGAAATTTCCAATAACTCGCGTTGAAGTTCACCAGCCGATTGCCCGTGCCATCCTGTTTCACGATTACGTTAAATTGCTGCGCCGCCGCCAGCCCGGTCGGCTGAACAAAGTAAAGATTGGTCGTCGCCGAAACGTAGTAAGTGTTCGTAAGATACTGAAAACTCCCCGACACCCCGTTTCCCAAACTCACCGTCACATTCGTATTCCCCGTTCCGCCCGGCGTCAGTGTGGCCTGGACATTGCTGACCGTCGTGCCGCCCCCACCGCCACCGCTCGCGGCGATGGTCAGCACGTTCGAGCCGTTGACGATGTTCGTTGTGATCGTGATATTCGCTCCCGCGATGATTGCCGCGATGGAATTCGAGATCACAATGTTCGTGGCGGCCGCGGCGGTGATCCTGCCGTTGAACGTGTTCCAATCCGCCGCCGAAAGCGCGCCCCGGTTGGTCGCGCTCGCGTTTGGCAGGTTGAACTGATGGTTTGTCCCGGCGCTGAGAATATTGAAATCATTCCCGGCGATCCCGGTCGTAAAAGTTTGATACAGCGCGCCCAGGCCGTTCAGGTTCGTCACTGCGTTGGCCGGTCCGCCTCCGCCCGCCACCGTCTGCCACGAGCCGTCCACGCGCAAAAAAGTGTTCGGCGTTCCCGAACCCGTTCCGAGTTGCGCGGCGGGCACGAGGCCATTCGTCCCCAGGCCCGCGTAACCGTTTGTCTGCCCCTTGTTCGCCAATTGCTCGAAAACCACCGCGAGGTTATACGCAAAATTGTCCGTCGTGTTCGCCAGCGCGTTCAACGCATACGTCGCGTTGTCGTTCGGCACACCAATCAACAGCGAATCCTTCGCCGCCCCGCCGATGGTCACCTTGTACTTGCCCGGCCCCAGCGCGACCGCAAACGTTCCGTCCGCCGCCGTCAACACATTCGTCAGCGTGGATGGCACAGTGGTGCCGCCGTTGATCAGGGGCGTGCTCAATGGCGTGAATAAAACGTTCGTCGAAATCGCCTGCCCGCTCGTGTTCACAATCGTTCCCGTGATGGTGGAACCGTGACAAGTTCCTGATTCAATCCCCCAAATTCCCAATCCCAACAAAACCAGAAGCCACCTCATAAGCGTGAATCTTCCGCAACTGACCACTGACCACGGACTGCTTTCGTTTTTCATATCTCTGCGTTCTTTGCGTTCTCTGTGGTTAAATTTCCGTCCCCCTCGGCCGGAGATCAGCCCCAGGTCTGACCTCCGGCCTCCGGCTGTTGACTTACGATGCCGCAAGTTGGATTGCGGCCATCGCGTCCACCGCCATTGCCTCAACGTCGAACCGTTCCAGCGCGCGGATGCCGATCTCATCGGTCGTGAAGTAAATCTCGCGCGAGATTTCCACGCTCAACATCGCCCGCTCGCCCAGGAACCAATAGCTGTGGTCCCCGAACAGCGCCTGCACCTGGCTCAACGCGACGTTGGAGTTGTAAACTGGCATCACGCCCACCCAGCGCACCGGGAATCCGTCCAGTGTCGGTCCGCCGGGGCCGTTCGCGATGTACGGCGTCACCGTCGCCGACGTGTTGAACGCAACCAGCAGCGCCTCCATGGACGGGTGCATGTAATACGCCGATTGAAACAACGCGGCTCCGTTCACCTTCCCGCGCACATTGCGGAAGTCTGTCAGCGTCAGGTCCGTCGGGTGCGTCTTGCCAGTGGCAGTCTGCTGCACGAGTCCGCCAGTCACGCAAAACTTGCCAATGCCCTGGATGCTGTTGTACGTCCCGGTGCCGTCCGCGAGATAACCAACCGTGTCCTCCCAGCGCGCCGTTTCCCGCGCCACGTAGCGCGCGATGAATTGCCCCAACGGCACGACCGAATCCTCGTCAATCTCCGACGGAATCCGCACGATCCCGCCAGCCTTCTGCGCCGTGAAGGTCACGAATTGAATCTGCGGCGATTTTTCCGGCACCGCCGCGCTCGCGCTGATGAACCCGAACGCCGGCGAGGTCTTCAGTTGCGGCAGCTTCACCGTGCCCACCGGCAGCGGATAAACCGTCGCGTACTTGCGGAACTGGCCGAACTTATAAACCAATTCCGTGACCTGGCCCATGAAGACCGTGGGCAGCGGAATGTCCGTGCTGGTCAGCGCGGCCTTGGTTTCCACGCCCAGGATTTCCTTCGCGATGCCCACAATGTGGTCGCGGCGCGGATTGCCCTGCAACTTGCCCTGGATGTCCGCCCCGGCGAACGCCAGCGCGCCGAACCAGCGCGCGCAATCCTCGGTCACCGCGTCGCCTTCGCGCACGCGCGGCTTCCCGTTCAGTTGCGTCTTCCGCAGCCGGTCCAGGTCCGAGCGCAAGCGGCCCGTTTCATCCTGAAGCTCCTTGAGATTTTGCGAGGTTTCCCGGATCTCATCCCTGCTGGATTCGACGCCGGCCTTGATTTCCTTGAGTCCCGTCCGGAACTCCTCAACTACATTTGTTTCCATATTGCTCCTTGGTTTCTTTTGATGTTTCAGGCTCTCCTTAAAATCGCCTGAATGGTTTTTTGTATCTCGGTCAACTGCAACCATTGCGCCGCATTGGTCCCGCCGCCCGCGGCGCGGGCGTTGGCGGCGGAATCTGCCGTATCGTTGCAAAAATGTTTCAAAACCTGCGCCAGTTCGCGCAGGTCGGATTCCTCCACCGCGCCGGATTTCAGCGCCATCACCAGCGCGTTTGGGTTGGCCGGAATTCCCACCGCCGAGACTTCCAGCAATTCCTGCCGCGTATAAACGCGCGCCGGCTCGCCGGTTTTCGCGCCATTCCGCCATTCCAGCGGAATGAAGCCCACGCTCGCCGCGTTGAGATAGCCGCCCCGGTAAAGCCCGTGCGCGATCTTCGCCATCGGGTTCGCGTCCGACGCGAATTGCCAGCGCTGGCGCAACCGGCCGCCGGTCACTTCCGTGCGCAATGCCTTGCCGATGGTGTAAATGATGTCGCCGTACTGGTGGCAATTTTGGATCACCGGATTGGCCGCGTAATGGTCGAGTGCCCAGCCCGAGGCCTGGATGACTTCGTTATAGCGGTCCAGCGTTTCGTCGCTGGCGCACATGTCCAGGCAATCGCCTTGCGCGCCGCACGGCACGGTGATTTCCACCGTCATCTGCCCGCGCAACCCCTTCGCGCCCGTGTGCAACGCCACCAGCCGCTCCCCCAATTCATTCTCCAGCCTGTTTTTCATAATATTTTTTTAGCGTCAAAAATTGACTTGTCCTATTCCTCCCATTCCTCCTATCCGTCCTATTTGTCCCATTCGTCCTATTTACCTCGTATCTAAATTCCGTGCGTTCGTTTATCTTAACCATTCCTGCCTCCTCCGGCCCGCCGCCCCGCGTTCAACGCGCTTTCCGTCTCAGCTTCGGCGATCGAGCGCGCGCGATCATCCGCGGCCTCTTGAAAAATCCTCTTCAACTTTTCGGCGACGTACGCTCCTTCCGTCCCGCTTTCCTGAAGCGCGGCCTCAATTTCGTCGCGGGTCGTTTGATTGACCGCCGCCAGGCGCGCCACGCACGCGGTTAGAAATGTTTCTGTCGTGGATTGATCCACGCTGCCATCCGCGCAAACCTCCCGCGCGCCCGATTCAAAGTCCGCCAGCAACAGCGGTTTCAAATGTTTGAACAGTTCGGCATTCTCCGCGGCCAGATCGAAAATCTCCTCAACGCCACACGTTGTGGTCTGCTCCCCTTCCAAACTTTGAACCTTAAACTTTAAACTTTGAACTTGCCGAAGCGCCCTCCCGCGCTGCTCGAAAAAGTACCGGCTCAATTTGCTCTCCTTCATTTTGATGGATCCGATTGCGCCGCCCGAACTTTTGATCCGCGCGTCGCCCTCCAACAGTTCCAGCGTTCTCGCAATCGCGGGGTGGCGACGGCCCGTCGCCACAACATCGTCCCCCTCCAGCAGCTTCAGCATCCTTGCGAAAGGCCCCGAGGCCGCCACCTCCTCCCCATCCACCGCCTCGCCCGCCGATGCCTGTGTGCCCACCGCCTGCAAGGTCGCGGGCAGATAACCCGTGTTGCCCCATTCATATTCCGGCAGGCCGAGGTCAAAAGTCCGGTTGATGTCATTGAGCGGCACGCCCATCGCAAAAAACTTCGCCGCCGCCTGCCCGCGCGTGCGCCGCGCCTCCTGCATGATTGGCAGTGAATCGGAGTGAAACCACCCGTGCAAGCGCGGCTGCGCGGAATTCTCGAATGCCTCCACAATCGGCGCGACGAACGCCTCCAGCCGCAGGCACAATGGCAGAATCGTTTGCTCGACAAAGGTCAATCGTTCCTGCGCGGCGATGGCCCGGTTTGCGTCCTCGTTGAAACCCATCACCGTTGCCGGCACGCGGAACACCGCGCCAATTTCCAACCGGTTCAACTTGCGATTTTCCAGAAATTGCAGATCCGCGCTCGTCGCCGATGGTTTCTCGACCTTTGCGCCGTTCCATAAAAAGAGCGGGCGGTCCGCCGTGCCGGCCTTGCGTTTGCGCTCGCGCAGCGCGGCCAGGATCGCCTCCCGCTGCTCGGGCGAGACTTGCTGCTCGGTGGTCACGATCACGCCGGTGTCCGCGTTATTGAGCATCAACCCCTTCATGAATTGCGCCGAGGCGAAATCCGTTTGCGCGGCGAGCAACGCGACGGACAGCGGCGACATCCCGCGCCAGAACAGGAACGGATTGGGCAGGCGGAACTGCATGATTTCCTCCGGCAGAAACACCTGCGATTCCACCGGCGGATCGTTGTAGTTATAGCCCGTGTAACGCCATCCCGCGAGCCGTCCGCCCTCGATGATGTGCCAGAAACGGTCCGGCGAAAGAATGAGCAGCTTCGCAATTTGCGGCCCGCCCCGCGCGCGCCGGACGGGAATGACGTGGTCCTCGCGGTCCAGCGCGACGACGAACGCCTCGCCGCGCAAATGCAGCCAGATCACCAGCAATTCCCAAAATTGAAAACGATCAAGATATTCGTGCGGGCGGTTGAACAGTTCAACGGCCGGGCCGCGCTCGAGAATTTTTTCCTGGTGTTTTGTCCCTTCCGAAATGCGAAACGGTATTTGCGAGACATTCGTGGCGAGCGCCGTGACGGCAGCATAGACCCAGGAGCTTTGCTGGTACGCGCTGGTGAGGTTCGCGCCCGCGCCGTCCGCGATGTCTTCGCCGCGCAGCCAGGACTGCGTGAGCGAACCGCCGCCGCTGCGGATGGTCTTCCAGGTCTGGGCAATGTGTTTGAGCAGGTTCAT